ACTGCTGGCTTTGCATTTGCTGTTACTGACTGTGCGGCTTCTACCGTTTCGACGGCTTCCGCTGGTGTAACGGTTTGTTCCACTTCGTCGTCCTTTTCTGTTGGTGTTGCATCTGGCTCAATTGTTGAGTCAGAAATCTCCTCGTCGCCTGTTGTCGCTGCGACCTCGTTAACGCGTGCTGATCTAATTGCTGGCTCTGATGTTAAAGCAACGCCAGTCATTTCACCCTTGATGATGCGTACTGTGCCGTCCTTCAAGGTTTCATACTCGTCAAAATAAACCTCAACGCTAAAACCGTCTCGTAAGCCCTCGGACGCTTCCACCAGTGCATCTGTACCAGCTGTTGTGTTGGCGATCTTAAATGTTGCGTCAATTCCTTGATCGTTTGCCTCGATTGACAATGTTTTGCCAATACGGCGTGTGCGGTCATGCTCTAGGTTGAGCAAAACAGGGACGGCATCAATGCTGCCCTTAGCAAATTGCACCTTGCCAATTGATGCGTTTCCAGTCTCCTCAAATGTCACAATGCGACCAGTGATCGTACGGCTATTTGAGTCAGCTGCTGTAATAGCAATTGGTGTAATGAGTTTTTTCATAACAACATGTCCTCCTCTGCGCGAATTTCCTCGACCGACATTGCGCCGATACGATTTAAGATTTCATAAACCTGCGCGCGCTCGTAAGGATTGCCACGCAAGAAATTGTCTAAGTCAAACATGACTTTGTTGCCAGCTGGTGTGAAATCAGCAAATGACAAGCGTTGTTCAATGATTGACATGTATGTGCGAAACGCAAAGTCCACTAAATCACGTCGCTTGTCTAAAGCGTTAGCGTATGTAAATGATGATTGCTGGCTATCCGTAAAATAAGCGGGCAAGCCACACGCGCGGGCTAATTCCAGCGATACATAGTTTCTAGCTTCATTGAGCTGCAAATTCTTAGGGTCAAAACCAACTGACTCCATTGTGACATCAGCATTGAGAAATGCTGTTGATTTGTTGGCACGCGCTGTACGCCAAGCGTTAAGGATTTTTGCAACACGATCTGCTGGCAATGATGTGCCGTTTGATTTCAAGACCATGAGCGGTGTTGGCTCATTGGCAAAATTGAGTGACGCCTTTTCTAGCGCGGCAGCAGCTTTGATTGTGCGACCGGCGCGAGCCAACAAACCCTCTTGCGTATTTGGAAACACAACCAGATTTGTTGGGTCAATTGGCTTGCCGTCGATCTCGTACGCTGTGATTTCTGTATTATCAAAATTTGTAGTAATTGACACGCGCTCTGGTGCAACTCTTTCCATTGCACGGATTTTGCCTGTGTCGGCGTATCTTTCCATGACCATTGCATAAGCTGCGTTGTGAAAGAATAAATCAGAAATAAGCCAGCCGTAAAATGTGGAACCTGGTATGCGTGGGTCTGGTTGGTTGATAACGCGAGGCTGTGAGATTTTTTCACCTGTTGCCTCATTGCGAGTATGTAACGGTAATGATGCAATTGTTTGCATAATGCTCAAAGCACGCGCAACTGTTGGCACGCTCATTGCTTCGGCGCGGTTTGCTTGCGCTATTCCGTAAAAATAGAAATTGTTATTTTCTGTGAAATACGGCGCAAGTGATGCGTCAACGTCCAAAGGCTCAGCTGTGACGGCAGCTGTAACCTTTGGCACAAATAGATCGAATAAACCCATGTCCCAATTCTGACAGGCTTATACGATCAACCAACCATGATGTCAAGATCATTGTCTGGGCGTGTCGCAAAGTGTGTCACCAGCGCAACAGCGACCGCACCGCACACAATGGCGTTGCTGGCACGTCTGCCAATGACCCAACCGCCGTCACCACGACGCAATTGCACCGCAGCTAGTATTTCCTCAGTCAGCTGTGATTGCCCTCGGTGTTTGAGTCTGCCGCTGTTAATAGCCGACAACATTTCGTCGCAGCTCTGCGGATACGCACCGTCCATGTCAAACACTGGTATGCCAGCGGGTGCAAGCCGTGAGGCAACCGCCCCAGCTGATTTTCTGCTGTAAAGCACATACTCGGTCGGATACTTTCGCGCATAGTCTGCTAATTCGTTGGCAATTTCCCGATCATCTAATTGCAACTCGTTTGACCAGCTGTGCAGCAGCTTTACGACAAACGACTCATTTTCTAGCTTCTGCGCCCCAACGAGACTTGCTCGTTTTCTGTCTGGTGAAAGATCGATAGCCAGCCACGTCAATTTCTCAGGGTCAAGATCAACTGTTTTGTCAAGGCATTTGTTCCACGCGCTCGCATCAACAATGTTTTGGATTGCCACAACCCAGCGACACAATACCTCGGACATGACCACGTTTGGCGGGTCATTGAGTACTGACCTGATGTTGTCCTCATGGATAGTCACACCCATTGCTGGGTTGGCATAACGAGCATTTTCCACGCTGATCTCATCTGTTGGCGACGACCACTCAAAATACCCAATGTTGTCGTCAACACCGCCAATAGCTGCAAGCGCTCGATCTCTAAAAGAATTTAAGACTACCGACGTGTTATCGCCAGCGTTGGAATAGCCCATTAGCATTGGATTGGGCGACGCCATGAGGGTGTACCGCAATGATGCGTACGAGTCCATGTTGTTCATACGCAACAACTCGTCCAAGTGGATTGTTGACGGTCGGCTGATACCGCGAGCAGCTGAACCACCAGCACGCACCATAAACCGCGTGCCCCTCATTGTCTCAATTTCCTCAGCCCCATGATTAAGGCGTACTTTTTTGACCTGCTTAGCCAGAAAGTCATTTGCCTCAATAGTCCACATCATCTGGCGAAACTGCTCTAGTGAGGTGTTGAGGGTGTGAGCTTGTCCGATCTGCAACGGCTCGTCCCACAAAAACAGCCCGCCAAGAATTCTGATCTGCTGCAAAAATGATTTTCCGTTTTGCCTTGCAACACAAAAAATGTTTTGAGGCGTAGCCCAGCGACCGTCTGGCTTGACCTTGTGGCTGTGAATAAGGGCAAATTTCTGCCACTCCATAAGATCGACGCCCAAACTAGAGGCTAGGTCGATCAATTCGTGCCCCAAAGAGGGTAAATCGTTGAGTGGCGTGTGAATTCGAGGCGTTTGTACGCCCATTAGCGGTATTTGCAGGTCTGTGTCCCTATCTTTTCCCTGTTCAGACCCTTTGCGACCGTCTGAGACCCTTTCTAGGGCTTCTGAGGGCTTCTCAGTCGTTTTCATGCGACTTCGAGTCGTTTTTGGTATAAAAATGAACAGGAAGGGTCAGAGGTGTCTTAGGCACACTAAAAAAACGCCCTCCCTTGCTTGAATTGCAGCTAGTGCATAGCGTTTGCAAATTCCACTCATCATCACTGCCACCAGCAGCTCTTGGCACAATGTGATCGACGCTGTTTGCCTCCTCCACACCACACATCTGACAAACATAACCGTCACGTTGCAAAATGCGTAGTCTTATCTTGCGCCACTTGGTTGTACTGCCGTTACCCTGTAATGCACTGCTCATCAGTAGTAGTTCCTCTCTTGATGAAATGCCCAAGCCTTGCATGGCGTTTGATAACGGTTTGTTATGTACTTGATTGTGGCATCTATCTGTCTAAATGGGTCGAGGTCACGATAATGCTTAGACCTCATTTGTCCTAGACCATAGTGACTTCCGTTGCGAGCGCGATACGACCAACGACTCTCTTTGGTAATAATCTTATTGAAACATTGGAACTCTTTATAATCAAGAATTCTGCTATGTGCATAAAGCTTTAAGTGATCTATTGAATAGTTAGCTGCATTTGCTTCTAGTGTTGTCGTTATTGAAAGCAATGCCGCAATGGCATAGACCTTGCCCATTAGCCGATTGCGCCCTTGCGAGCTACCCGCCTCAGCGGCTCGCTTCAAGCGAAACCAGCGTACCAAGCTTGTCAAGGTTAACAGGTTATTGAGCGTGCTCTTGGGCGTTGCGCACAGCCTGTGCATAACCTCTGTGGATAACTTCATGACTTACCCGCCCAACCGTTACCCTTAAACACTATCGCTGGTGCACCATAAACCTGACTCATCATAAAGCCGCAGCAATAGGGCGTTGTGTGCTCTGCGTACTTTTCTGTTACTTCATAGCTGATGTTGCAAGCAACGCATCTGTACTCATACGTCGGCATCTGTGTTTCCTATCTGGGCAACACCCATAACCTCGCACTTGGTGCATTGAATAACCTCGACGCCTTGTGGCAGGTTGTCTGTGATCTTATGTACGAGCTGCCGTGTCACCTTTTTACAAATGCGGCACTCAAATTGCACTTGTTCCATAATTGGATTTCCTCAAATTCTCAATAGGTTGCAGGTTAATTTGTGTGACCCACCAAGTCGGTTGTTTGCTGTGTCGGTATCGTGGCTTCTGTGCCATTGTGACTGGTATCCAGCCTGCTATGTAGTAATTGGGTGCTGTGCCTGTTACTAGCACGGCAATGTCATTTGGTCTGTCGTACTCATAGACGATCAGTTGCCCCAGCTCATACTTTGTCCAGCGCACCTCGATAGCTGCGCCAACATCAGCCTTGACCTTGCCTTTGTCCTCAAATGGGTCAAACGGCAAACCAAAGTATTTGGCTACTGCCCACTCACTACCAATTGACTCGGCTAATTCTGCCAAATAGGTCATAAATGATGTTTCGTTGTAATGACCTTTTGACTCTAGCAAGTCGCCTTTGTCGCTAGTAATCTTGACAGCTGCAACCATGCACACACACATTTCATTTGCTGTGAGTTTTATTTTCATTAGAACTCAACCAAAATTGAAGGAAATGGCGCAGCTACCTGACCATTGCCAAATTTAAGCCTGCCTTTGATAAAGGTGACTTTGTAACGTATGGCGTAATCATGAAACCATTGTGTGTCAGTACGAGCTGGTAAAAGCATAACAATTGACGCATGCTGTGACTCTTGGTGTGCTTTTTTGACCCACTCTTTAATGACCCGACCGTATGGAGGATTGCACCACACACTCTCACCAGCCCATGACATTGCTAAACCGTCACGCAACGCTGGGTTGTCATGGTCTAAACCAAACCATTTGGCTGTCTTGTGATTTGATGAACTAGCTGCAACATCAAGTGTGAAATTGTGTATTTCGTCCAATTGATCAAATAGAGCTTGCGGTGTTGCCCAGTCGTCCGTTTGACTGACTGGCATGTACGCGCTCACCGACAACCACCGCAAAACCAAATAACCTTCTCGTGTTTGTCATAGCCTTTTTGGTAGCCAAATGAGTCAAGCTTTGTAATCTGTGAGCATTTGTCACATTGCTCTACTTTGTACTCAGCGACTACTTCACCATTGCAAAGCAGCTTGCACATCATTGTTTTGACGTCGATCATCTCCATGTAATCGCTCATAATGCTAACCAAATCATTAAAACAAACAAAACAATTTCAACAAACAAAACCCATTTCATTAAACGTGATTTTGTCATGGCAGACGCACCACCCACTGACCTGTGCTGCCTAACTGATACCAAACAGGCTCACACTGATTTGCTTTGGCTTTCTCGGTGCAGAAATACCCGCCCCAAGCTTTACCAGTTTTGGCTGACTCGCCTGTTTTCCATACGCGTGTGCCATGCTCGCAGCGTGGCTTTTCCTCAACCAGTTGACCGCCCAGTTGGTTTGCGATCTCGTCAATTGATGAACCCAGCGACGGTATGCCAGATTGCTCGGCTTCTGCTGCTGTGGCGTAACTAGGCACGTCACCGTGCTTTGTTGTCCAATAGTCATAATCAGCCTTGACATCAGCTGTGGCGACCTTTGTTGACAGCTTCTCGACCTGTTCCATTGTTTCGCGAGTTGCCTTTTCTGTCCCGCCCATGACCAACGCCATGACGCGCATCAAAGCTGAGGTCGTAGTGTCCTCAACAAACCAACGTTTCATGTTTGGGTTGTAAGCTGCAATAAAGCCGTATGCATAATCAATACCTGCTGGCTCGATCTCTGACTGATTGCGCCAAGCTTTAGCCTGTACGAGTATGTAGCCTTTCTCAGCATTGAACTCGACAATGTGTGCCTGCAAACGACCCTCTGGGTACGTTAAATTCCAGCGGTCTGTGCGCTCTTTGTTGCCCTCGTAGTTATCTAGAAACGCCATTAGTCAGCCACCTTGTTCGACATGTGACGGCTAATCGCCTTACGGCGTGCCATACCTTCGCGCTTGCCTTCCTTAAAGCCTTTGGCATAACCAGCTGCACCACCAAGCACCATAAGAAAGATTACGCCAACCAAACGACCCAAAGTCTCTGGGTCTAATAGATCAAGTACCATTTAGAATTCTCCCGATTTCTAGGCGGCAAGTGTTACCACCTGAACTCAGGGTGACGCATCATTGGCGCGCGGTCAAGAACCTTGCGTGTTTGTCGGCGTGTCCTGTGGCTTTTGTTTAGATTTGAGTCCATTGCCAGCCAGCACACCGCCTAGCGAACCTGTAAGAAAGATCGCAAGTGTTTTAAGCAAATCAATAAATGCAGCGTCATTGGGTGCTTGTGCCCCAATTGGCTGTGTGACAAAGATCAGTGCATAAGTAATGCCAACGGTAACAACCAAAAACACCGCAGCTAGTGTTGTCCCAATAATCAGGATTAGTTGCGCGTGTACTTCCTCGGGTGATTTGCGTCGTGCTGGCTTATCACGGGTCAATGCCAAGTAGGTCGTCAGTGCATGTTCCAGTTGGGAGGCATTGCGGTTTCTGACACTCCGCTTTTGACCAGTTGTCGAATTCTTGACACTCATAG